TTGTTGTATCTTTGCTACAATAAAAGCAGGTTCTTTTTCTATACTATTTTTATTAGTAGGCATGTTTGTTTTTTTAAGTAAAGGTGACATCATACCAGAAGTACCACTAGTTTTTTCTCGCCTGTTTTTAATTTCAGGAAGAGCATTTATTGATGAATATATTTTTGATGCAGGATTAGTTATCATTTAAATTTACTCCTTATAGCCTTATCCATAAAGTAACGAATGGCTTTTTTAATACGAGGCTTTGTTGAAACAAACTTTGCAAATGTCTCACCATACTTACAATATAAACTTTGAAACCATTTAGGAGCGTCTTGTTGCATCCATAGACGAAAGCGAACCCAATCTGTGTTACTAGGACCATATACTTCACGAGCAACCCAACAGCCTATGCCACCAAATATCCCCTTTTCAATAGCGGCAGAGCCTAGTCGTCCAATCAAACCACCGATTGCAGACTTAGAAGCAGAACTGTTTGTAGCATCTGCTAGTGCCTTTTGAGCCTCTGCATCTAGTTCTGCAACTGCTATGCTTGTCAAGCGATCTAACTCATTTTCAGCACTTGTCCATGCCCACTCCATAGTGTCAGCATAGTGAGTCCATAAATTATCATAGGCACTTTTACTAATATCTAAAACAGCATTAGCATTTAGTTCATTAGCCCTATTAACAGCAGCCGTATCTGCTGTAGCAATCTGCCTACGCCACTGTGCATTAGACTGTGCAATTACAATCTGGTTCTGTGCATTGAACTGATCACGCTGATTGTTTATTTCTGCATTAAATCGTTCTACTGTATTAACTTGACCTGCGTTAAACTGGGCTTGTGCATTTTGTTGTGTAGCATTAAATTGTGATGTTTGTTGCCCTAAATTTGCAAAGAATTGATCTACTTGATTTTGGCTAGTAGCATTAAACTGACGTGCTGCATTAGTTGCTGCGGCATCTGTAAACATAGACTGTGTTCTCTGTTGTGCTTTAAACAATTCTGTTTGCTGCTCATTAGACAGATTAGCCATATCAAGCTGCATAAAGTTTGATGCATTTTGTACTGAACTCTGTTGTCTATTGTTTAAGTTAGATGCATCCATCTGCGCTAGAGCAGCAGCCTCTGCCATTACCATAGCCTGTGAGTTAGACAGGTTGTTTAAGTTCATTGTATTTGCAGCACGAGAGTTTTCTAGCTGCACCTGCTGTTCAGCAGTAAAGTTCATATTTGCTATTTCTGAGATACGTGATGCATTCTGTACTCTTGATTGAAATGCTTGATCAAACTCTTGACCCATAAATGTCGCACGTTGTTGTGCCGCAAGCATAGCACGTTGTTGTTTATTTGAAAGGTTCTGCGCCTCAAACTGTGCAATAGTCTGTGCGTCAGCAGAAGCAATAGGTAAAGCAGACTCTAGTGCAGCCTGAACCATAGCTTGACCAGCTATAGAAGACGCACCAAGCCCTCTTTGAGCCATCTGTGCCTGTACACCCCTTAATGCACCTGCAGCCCACGCTGGTGGGTTTGTAGCGTCAAAGTTAGCAGTAAGAGAGGCAAGCTGTCCTTGTACTGTAGCTTGTGTGGATGGTGTAGCCTCTGCAGCTTGCACCTGTTCAGTAAAGGTGGCAGCAGTCTGTGCGTTAGCTGCGCCAGTAATTAACTCACCAGATTGTATACTACGTTGTACAGGGCTGTTGATTAATGTGGCATTACCTTGTGCTTCAGTTAGATTGCCTACAGAAGATGCTGTTTGCTGTGCGGCAGTAACTTGTGCGCGAGGATCAGCAACATTAGTCTGTGCAGCCTGTGTAGCATTCATAGCTGCATCTACAGCAGGTGCAGCCTGTGCAGCACTAAATGTGTTAGCAGCTTTCTCTTGTTCTGCTACTGATTGTGCTGTCATTGCCATTGCTGTAGGCACTGCAACTGCACCTGTAAGTGTACCAGTACCCTGCTGTACTTCTTGACCCGGACCTGTTGGTGTCATAGCAGCAGTAGTTACACCACCTTCAGGAACTCCGGGTGTAAACATACGTTGTATTGTAGCTTCACCTATAGTTGTTGGGGTATTTGTAGGTGCAGCAGGTGTGGGTGCTGGTTGTGCTTGCAGGGGTGCTTGAAACGTACCACCGCCAATTGGCATACGGGGGTCTGGTATGGCAACTTCCATAGGATTATTGCCAGTTACATCTTGACCTACACCACGTGGGTCAGGCAACATTGCAACACCACCTGTTTGTGGACCACGTGGGTCAGGCATATCAGCAATAGGAAACTGCTCCATGTCACTTACTTGTTTCGGACTAGGCTGTGGGTCAAAATATCCTTGCTTAACAGTTACACGTGAACCGTCAGGTTTATACGCATACTCACCGCCTGTTCTTGGCATAGCTGCTGTGTATGCATTAAAGGGTGTGGGTGTTTCTTTAAGTAAAGTTTCGCCCTGTTGTGGTGCGTAAAACTCTGGACCTTCAGATAAAATACCACCGTTAGCCATCTTACGTACCACACCACCCTTTGCCATCTGCATGGCAGCGTTAGTAAACTGATTCATACGTGCCTTACGTGCTGGGTCTTGTTCAATGAAAGACTCAAACTCTCTCATGTTACCAGAGTAGCCCATTGACTGTGCAATCTTATTCATTGCTTCTGGTTTAAATGCTTTAAAGACTGCCATATTAATTCATTCCCATAAATACTGTAACTACCATAGCCACTACCATTACTGTGCTACCCATTATCATTGCTTCTAAACGCCACATGCGCTTATCTAATGCTTCTAACTTTTCCTGTACAGAGGTATACCTGATAGCGCACTCTTTTTCGTGTGCCTCAAGTTCCATCTGTGTTTTCATTACGGGTTCTATTGTCATTTTCATTTAACCTAAAGTTATCTCCATCTAGGGCCTTCAAACCACGCAACTAAAGATTTTCTTACTCCTTTAGTAACTGGTGTGACTTTATGTAAAAGATAGCTAGGAAATATTAATATAGTTCCTTTAGCCCTTGATTGAGTTGATGGGTTTTCCACTTCCGTGAAAGAAAAATCTCCACCTTCATATTCATCTGGATTAGATAACTGTACCGTTACTGATAACTTTCTATCAAATGCTTTGTCTGATTCCCAGTTTATATCATGGTGTAATCCGTAGTGACCTTTTTCGGAAGCATGATACTCTGTGTATTGCACATCAGCTACTTTACAGACATCTACATTAAAAGCATTTCTATTAGCTTGTTGTACATAATACCAAAGTGTATCTAAAACAAAGTTATTGCCTGTTAGCCATTTAATGTTAGAACGGCGAATATCTGGTATATTCTGTGACCCAGCAAAAACATTAGCCTTTTGTTGATTTACAGATTCTGCTTGCTTTTCTATCTTTTCAAGAATTTCATTGGAGATTCCGGCACTCCACATCTGCCATGTATTTCTCATTTTACATTACCTTTGGTAAATACCTATAGGGTAGGCCAAGTAACTCCTGCCCAGATATACTTACCATTATCCTCGTCCCAAGTCAAGTAACAATTTGGATAATCTGCAGGTAAATCACGTAATGCTTTTCTATATGCTAATTGCTCAGAAGTTGATGTGCGGTCAGGTAATACCATCCAATCAGAATCTACGAGTAATGCGTCACGTTCTTTTCTAAGTTGTGTCATTGCATCTGAACCAGTAATATTTTCTGGTGGTGTATAATCACCAATAGTACCAAAATCACCTGCTACTGCTTTATTATAAATCTCTACACCATATGACATGCTATCCAATGGGTTAGCTGAAAAAGGAACATACTCTTCATCTATGTGACTAAAGTTGACTTCAATATCAATGAAATTTTTAGCAGGGTTTCCCCACTTTGGATTTCTTGCATTTGTATATGTAATATTCATTAGCTTACCCTCTGCCAGCATGTAATTTCATCTGATTTACCACCTGATTGAGACATGCCGTGACATCTCCAAGTGCCAGTGCCGATAGATTGTTGATAACCACCATCCACATTACTGTAGGAAAGAGATGACCCTGCTCTATTAGTTCCTGCGGCAGTAGTAGTATTATTAATCCATCCCATAACAGTTGAACCAACCGCACTTACTGAACTTGGATTTGGGCCTTCAGGACCAGTTGGTCCCGTAGGTCCAGTTCCACCTGTAGGTCCAGTTGGTCCCGTAGGCCCAGCAGGTCCGGCTGGTCCGGCACTTCCTGTTGGTCCCGTTGGGCCTGTACCACCATCACTACCATCGTCACCAGCGGCTCCCGCAGGTCCA